AATGACGTAGGGATATGCTTCGAGCGGAAGAGACGTATCATCGAAGGTAAACGCCATCCGCTGCCGAGGCAACAGTATCCAGCCAGAGGTCACATACGTTCTGCGATTGGCTCCGAATATCACAGGCAGCCAACATGGAAACCATCCGCCTCGGCTCGGCCATCAACTATCGTGAAGTCGGAAGCACTCCCCAACGGTTGATAAGGGAAGGTATAGGTTTGAGGCCCCTGCTGAGTGGCAACGGTACCTGAGAGTTTGAGGCGGTGCGGCCCCACCTGGTAATCCCATTTAACGCCGCTGCCGCCGTAGTTCGCTGATTTGGCCGAGATGGTTGGGCGACTGGGCCACAGCCACCGGATGCCCGCCATGGTCTCAGGGCGAAGCATGGCAATGCCGTCGTCAGATACCGTTGTGTGGAACCAGTGGCAGTCGCAAACATGGTCACTGCCCTTGAGTTGGAAGTTAAGATTCTGCGGCTCCCACTCGCCGGGTCGGGCTTCATAATGGAGGTTGCTACTGAACAGCGTTGTATTCTTACGGTCGGGGTTGGTAAACCGCATGGAATGCTGTGTGCGTCGATTTAGATTCTCAACTAACTCGACGCCGAGCCCAAATGATGCCGGGCTTGCTTGTCTCATTACGGCAACCTGAATATCATAGTTACGACTAACCCCAGTGCTGCCGTCCCGGAGTGAACCACGTCAACGTCAATGGCTATCACGTCAAAGGTTTGGAGATCATCTTCCGTGGCACTTATCACCGCGGCGGTTGCGGCGGTGTCAGAGCCAGTTTCAGCGGTATCAATGGTGAGTTTGGTTGATAGAATATCCGCAGCCTGAGTCACGTTACGAAGTTGAATATCGCAAGTTCCCGTGGTTCCCGCAGTATCAACCTCGGCGTGAACCTCTACTAAGTTCATTAAATTCATAGAACTTGGAACCACGAATGTTGCCTTACGATCCCCAGTGGACATGGAGGTAGCAACATCGAATACTCGAACTTGCACCACCCGTTCACCAAAGTTGGACCCTGCCAGCACGTCAGGGGTGATGGTTCGTGTCGCGTCTGTCCCGGTTTCTAGCTCTACGACGGTGGCTAGTTCCACAACACCCTCGGCGGTTGCCGAAGCGTTTGGCAAGTTAGCCTCTGGTAAAACACCAGTGACGCCGGTGGTTAAAGGCAGACCCGTTACATTGGTCATCACACCGGAAGCCGGTGTACCAATGGCAGGTGCCACAAGGGTCTTATTCGTAAAGGTCTCGGTTCCAGTCAGGGTTCCTATCTGGAAGTCCGTCCCTGCATCGTCGGTGAACCAAAGCTCGTTGGGGGTTGCTGTTTTGATCCAAAGCTGCCCTTTACCAGCGACATCGGCCTCAGCCGCAGCTTGCTCAGTTAGGAACAGTACCCCCATATTATTGAGGTCAAACCCCTGCCCATCCAAGGCGGCGCCAAGTTGAGGGGTGGTATCTTCTACAATATTCGCCAGTCCGCCTTGCGTTATCTCTATCCAGACAGCCGCCCCCGTCGTCACGTCTAGGCAGACATAAGCCTTATCCGCTGTCACGTCGTACCAAAACGACCCTATTTTATACCCCTCAGTGGTATCGTTGGTAACACCCGGAGCGGTCGTGGCCGAGATGTTGTTTTTCTTGCGGCTCAACTGTGTGGCGCTGGATGCCTCTACAGAGTCGCCAATCGCCTGCCCATCGAAGAGGTGAGCGTCGATATTCTCATACTCAGCCTGAGTCAAAGACGTGCCCTGAGATTTATGTTTTAGTTCATTAGCCACTTAATTCACCAACGGAGTCCCGATGAAGCCACCGGCTAACGCTTTGTCCCGCACGGTGCGCACAATACGCCGGTCTAGGTCGTCTACTCCTATAATGTCGCCATGAAAATGGTTTGTGACATTAACCGTCGCCCCCCCCATTCCGCCTCGTCCCAACGGTGCCACGGTAGCTCTAGTAGGGAATCTCATTATTTCGGGGCCTCGTTCCCCCACTATCGCTAGTCCAGGGCTGGTAACCCTGCCGCCATGAGCCATGCCGGGCAGGGAAGATTGCGCCGAGCCTATCTGACTTGCCACCAAAGCTAGTGCGTTCACGTCAACACCAGCAGCCAGGTTTTGCAATATCTGCGCTTCAACGGCGGACTGCTGGCCGGATAGTTCCCGTCTCCGTGCTGATAACACCTCTGCCGCCGAAAGCTCTGCGATTGCCCGCCCGGTTTCGTTCACATCTTTGGTTAAAGCCTTGAATTCCTCGGCCAAGTTTTGCAGGTTTATCTTCCCTTCAGTGTCTAGCCTCAAAAGCAAGTCCTTCCACGACTCGCCCTCTATGGCCATCCCTTTCAGCTCATCAATTATGCTTTTGGCAGCCGTGCCCATTGTTTGTGACATGGCGTCAATAACGCCCTGGGCACTACTGCCCAGATTCCGCCATGCTTGCCCTTGGTCGGAAAGGTTAAAGACAATACTATGGGTTTGATCGTCAAAGGTTCGATTGAGTCTGTCTGCGGCTTTTCCCTGTTCGTCTAGTGCCGCTTGAACGATCTTGCTGTTAGCAATAAGGGCAGCCATGCGCTCATCGTCAATACTCATTGCGTCATCTCGCTGCCGTTTAGTCAACGAAATAAACTTAGCATTGATGTCTTCTGCTATTGCTGTCCTTTCGGCAGCGTCTTCTTTAAGTGCTAGTTGCCCCTCTTGGCTTGAGTCTATCAAATCAGCGAGAATTCCTTTCCTTGCATCAATCGCGTCCTGCATCTGTCTACTGAGCAAGCTAGCCATTTTGCCGGTGAAGTCAGCGGCTGCGGCTGCTATTTTGGGAAACTCCGTCTCGGCACTTCCTGCGAGATCCGCAAAGCTCTGTTTCATATCCGTGGTTGCTTCGTCTACCACACCCCCGGCTCCGTCGTATTCAAACGCCATAGTCTTGATCTTCTCGGCGGTAATATCAATGTCCGGTATACCAGCCCGAATCGACGCCGCCGCTTTCTCCATAGAATCACCCAAAGGGTTGCTCCCTGGTATGGCGTCAATGAATTTCTTGGCAATATCTATCATCCCGGCCAAAGCATTACGGTGAACAAACGTCATCTTATTAAAGAGGCCAATCACGAAGTTGACCGCCGTCTCCGTGATTTTCTTCATGTTGGCCCAGACGAAATCCCAGTTCTTCCACAGTGCGATCGCCCCCGCTGTCAGTGCGCCAATCGCCACTATCACAACCCCGACAGGTCCGAGCATTAGAGACATAGCCGCACCTATCGCTGGCAGTATGAGCAGCAACGAACCCAGCACCAACATCAGCGCGCCGATGGCGGCAGTAGCGATCGCCATAAACTTCGCCAGCCGTGGATGCTCTTTTGCCCAATCACTAATAGCTCCCGCAATCGCACTGATCTTCTCCGCTGCCGCTCTAATGACAGGTGCCAGAACTGTCCCCAGTTCAATTGCTAGGCCATCGACGGCACTTTTCAGTAGCTTGAGTTGCCCGCCCAATGTATCCAACTGCCGCCTTGAGATATCATCTGCCGTCCCTCCGGCATTATTTAATTCACCTGTCATAGTTTGCAGGGCCTCAGATCCCTGGGAAATTAACGCCAGCATCGCCGGGCCCGCACGTTGACCAAAAATTTGCATGGCGTCGCCAGCAGACATCCCGGACTTCTCCAACTTGGCAACGATATCTACCAATGGGAGTAATTCTCCACGAGAATCAGTAAATGACACGCCGAGTTTCTGCATGACGTCTTCCATTGCAGCCGTCGGGGTGAGCATTCTTGTAATAGCGCCCCGGAGCGCAGTTCCCGCCAAACTAGCCTGGAAGCCTGCGTTACCCATCAAAGCTAAAGAAGCCGCGGATTCTTCAAACCTAATACCCGCCGCTGACGCAACAGGTCCCGCAAGTTTCATAGCTTCGCCAAGTTGAACCAAGTCAGTATTGGCTGAGGTGAAGGCTTTGGCCAAAACATCGTTGACCCTGGATAGTTGCTCGACCTGAAAGCCGTACCCGCTAAGCACGTTCGAGGTGATGTCAGCCGCTTGAGCTAAATCGATCTGCGCGGCAGCAGCCAAGTTGAGAACGCCAGGCAATGCTTGGGTCGATTCCTTGACGTTGAATCCTGCCATAGCAAGGAAACTGAGGGCCTTCGCAGACTCGGTAGCAGTGAAAACGGTAGTCCTCCCCATTTCTTTGGCTACCTTAGTCAAGTCATCCATCTCAGCCGCCGTGGCGTTGGAAACAGCCCCTGTATTAGCGATAGCTTGCTCGAACGCCACAAAACTTTTTACGGACAAGGCTGTGACGCCCGTGATAGCTCCACCCATGGCTGTCAAGGCGAGACCCATCTTCCGAGCCTTGGCCGCTACGTTATCCAATGTCCCTTGCATCTTGCCCAGCGGGCCGGACAGTTGGTCTCGGGCTTGTAAAAGGACTGACAGTGTTGCTATTTCAGCCATTTAGCGACTCCATAGCGTCCATCCAAAGTTTGGTCTGAGCTTCGGTCATTTTGGTGTTGTCCGCGTTGTGTTGGTCCTTCGCTTGTTCCAGCATCCGGGCTTCCAGTATTCGGCGAACCAACGCAATATCCTGAACCATCGCTACATCTGGGGTGCAGTTGAAAGCCTCGCATATAACCCCTATGGTGCTTTCGTAGGGCTGCTGGCCCTCGCCGAGAACGTACTCAGCAAGGGCCTTTAAGCGTTTTTTCTGGTTGCCGCTGTTTCCTTCCCCTGAGCCGCTTGCAACAGCCACATAAGCTCGTCGTCAGTAAGCTGCTCCAGGACTTCAGGGGTGTTGTGAGGCTGCGGCATCGGGGTGGTATCCATGCCGGTCCAATTCCAAGAGACAATTCGCTCAGACAGGACTTGGCACAATTCCCGGAGTGCGCCGGACCCAGATTGAGCCGTCGAGCCAATATCGGATAGGGCCATTACTTCGGCCAGCGACCGGCAAGGTATAAGCTCGACCCACTCATCCTTATGCACATAATAGGCAATGCCTTCCTCGGTGATTTCGCCGTCTTCAATCGTTCGGCCTACATAGACAGCGCAATCGTCGGACTCTACTCGGGATGGGGGTATCTTCCATTTCTTGGAATTGTTATCGCTAACCATGTCGTCTCCTGTACTGGTTTAGATGGGGAGGGCACCAGTACGAACCCTCCCCGCGCGCGCCCAAGAGGCGTCACCGCCTTATGGTCTGATTAGGCCCCGGTCATCACGCACGAGTGGGAGCGGCGCCGTCAGCGGCAGCCGAGCCACCGTTGTGCAGGAAGCTGGCCGAGTAGGTTATGGGGCCATTGACTCCCGCTGTTATCGAGTAGGCGGTCACGATGGCGAAACCGTTGTATCCCGTGGCACCGTCCGGCTCAACATCGTACTCCTCCCCCTCCAATCCTAGCTCCCCGAATATCGTGGCGTCACCTTGCGATGCCGCCGGGTCCCAATACCCAGCCATTTCAATGGCCAGCGTGGGTTTCCCAGCTAGGAAGTTCTGCCAGGCGTCGCTGAAAGCCGTTATATCCGCTGGGGGCACCGAGAAATTCAGAGTGACGCTCGATAATTCATCTTCTAAAGTGACAGAATCGAAGCTCACGTCCGCATCCTTACCGTGTGATCTCGCCATTGTCATAACCTCCTAGGATGTTGCTCTAGTAGTGTCGCCGGAATGTTGCAGCGTCGCCGTATACGCAGCCGCCCCACCCACCGGTAGGGATACGCTGTAATTCGCCACCAGCACACCCGTCAGGCCCGACGCTGTGCATTGGTATTCCGGGTCGTTGGTGTTTGGCCCTGCGCCGGTCGGGTCAAACACCGTTGATTTATGCCCTGCCCCCAGACCTTCAAATAGGGTTACGTCCCCGCCGCCAGAAGCCATGTTCAACGTACCGGCGATTTCAGTTTGAATAGACGGCTTGCCAGCAACGAAATTCTGCCAGGCATCATTGAACGAAGTGATGTCCCCAGGGGGGATCGTGACGTTCATTACGGCGTTGTTTAACTCTCCCTCAAGGTTGACTGCGTTGTAGCTGAAGTTGACATCCTTTCCATGTGTGCGGGCCATTAGGTCTCCCTCTCGCCCAAAGTGATGACCAAGTCAAACGTCCGGGTGCCAGCGCCCGAGATCGTGACCACCGCCCGCCACCACGTGTCTGTGAAAGCCCCAGCCGCTTCTTGGACTTCGTGAGTCGCGGTGCTTGCCTGGTTGAGGGTCGTAAACGTGAGCCGAGTTGTCTCGCCACCAGACGAACTATCAGCATCGCTCTCGATGGTTACAACACAGTCGTTATTCCCGGCCCCTCCCGGAGCGGATAGCAACCTCAGAACCCCAACGGCGGTTTGAGTCGCCCCAACCGCTCCCACCTGGAACTTGGTCCCATTCTCTGTGGCGGCTACCGCTGTGTCTTTGTATATCAGCGCACCCCGGACTACAGGTTGGTCACCCAGCCAAGTGACGTTCAACGCAATGGCGGAAGCAGTCTCCGCAACCTCGGGGCGTTCCGTAATGTTGCTCCGGCCTTCATACCCAAAGTTGCCCTCGGTGTCACCGCCGGGATATATGCCAACCTGCCGCTGGGTAGACGTTAGATCAATGAAGGTTTCACCGTCATAGTTTGGTGTGGCGGTCGAGAATAGTCCTTGGACATTGAATTGGAATGTCGCCTTGCCCTCAACAAAAGTAGCGTGAGTGTCGGCGAACGCAGTTACGTCTCCCGGTGTCTCTGAGAAATCCAATTGGGCACTGTTTGAGACACCAGAAAAATCAAATTCATCTACAAAGTGAGCGACCGATTTAGCATGGGTACGAACCATTTAACCCTTCACCTCCAACGATTCCAGCGACTTCGTGTAGGGCTGAATCGCCTGACTTCTAAGCAGTGCGCGAATGTCCACCGGCTCGTCACCGTCGAAGCTGAATACGTCGTGTTTGAAGAATCTCATGCTGCTAGGCGTCTTGCCCGGCCCCTGGGGAATCAACAATTTCCGCCTGGCTATGTACGGCCCCAGGTACACATTCTCGTTCACGTTCAAGCTCCAATAGAGTCCATCGTTTGGTTCCTCTGTCCAGGCTGGGGCATTCCCGGTTTACCCGTACCCGGACCTCCGCCATGCTGGCCCCGTCATCTAACATCCAACGGGCGATGGTAGCCGCCAGTTCCCGCTCCGGCCCCATCTTGATTAGTGTGGTCACCGCTTCCCCTTGGAGATGGCCTTGTTTATTTCCTCAACAATCAGAGTCCCAAATTTCGCCACCGCCGGGGTTTTGTTGTCTTCAAATGCGGGGTTGAGCCAAGGTCTAGCCTGAGTGCCCGGATGTGCTGCTTTCGTACCATAAAAAATGCCGTCCCTCCCAACCATCACCCGAGACTTCTTTGGCACGATTGAGTGCGCCTTGGTACCCCCCTCAATCAGGTGACCTGTCTTGGCGAGTGGCGTTCCCTTCTTCGCCCCAATCTTGGCGTTTGCCACCCTATTCGTGACCGCAACCTTGACCGTTACGCTTTTTGCAAAACGTGAGCCGCCGACTGATTTCAAATTAGACCGGGCCGCTTTCAATACCACTTGTTGGGCCGTCCGCCGCAACGACGCCCGAAGAATACCCCGCTCCGTCTTGTCGGAGAATCCTTTCAGCAACGGCTCGAAACTGCCCTTTAGTTCTACTTTCGAATTAATGGCGGTCATCCCGATTTATACGTCTCCAATGGGAATTCCATCACGTAAAACCAACCGTCGGCCCGTTGCTCCCGGTCTGTTATCTCGATGCTTTCACCAGGTGCCATCACTGTCCAATCAACCGCTCCGCCCAAGGTGTCATCCCCATCAATGGCGGCCAGGATAGAATTGCTCCCTGTGGGAGCCAGGTAGTCATCCAAGGCTTCCCATTGCTCCGCAGGAATGGCCCCTGCCAATCGCACCGTGATCACCCACCGGTATGTCCGGTCTCCCGGTACGCTGGCCCCTTCAAACGTCTCATTCCGGGTCATTGATTCCAAACGGATGCTGGCGGACGGCGTGATGGTCGTGGCGTCCGGCTCATGGTTCAACACCTCTAACCCGCTGATAGTGTCCAGCCGGGTCTTGATAGCGTCCCGAATGGTTGTAATCTCGCCAGCCATTTATACCCGCACTAGCCGAAACGGGTCCAACTTCGATTTCGTCTCCGCACTGAACGTCCGGCCAAACGGGGTGATGATTCCAGTGTCGAAATTCCCCAACTGCCGCCGATATCCCCGCGTCTCTAACAGCAACCCCGCCTCCAGCATCACGGCCTCCCTAATGGGATTCGGATACTCAATAATATCTATAGCCGCATTGTTAGCATGGGTAGCGGCGGTAGTGCCATTCACCCCACGCTCTACCGTCAGCAGATTGGTGGCTATCGCCGTGATATACATTTGCTCGCTGTCAATCAAGAGGGTCTCGCCGATATTGAAATCCGTTCCATCGTCAACCGTGAGCGTCAGGTCAGCAGCCGTAACGTCCGCATCATCAACAAGCGATGTACTATCCCTCTTGCTTTCGGAATAGCCAAACTTGCCGACAAGCTCAAACCGCCGTTGTCCCTTCCCAAAAGCCGACTCAGACCCAGTAGACCTTTCGTCAACCTCAAGCCGCCAATAGGGTTGGGTATCCGGCAAATAAGCCCGGCCCGTCGGCGTTGCGTTATAGGGGCCAAGAATGTAATCCGTTGTCGCCCAAGTGTTGTCATAGGAAGCGTTGGCGGTCGTGTCCTCTTTCAAGGTAGTTATGGAGATCAGGTCCCAAGGCAGCGTCAATACCTGTTTGCCGTTGCCAGAGAAGTAGCGAGTTGCAATTAGGCTGAACATGAACCGGCCCAAGTATTCATCCACAACCCGGCTGACGGCCTCCAACAACTCACGCAGCCGGGCGTCGTGAGTCGTTACCGTCACCCCAGCGAGCAAACTGCCTTTGAATTCCGCCAAATTAACATAGGAGTTCATTGTTGCTCTCGTTGGGTAATCTGGTAGGCGTCAACCAAATCAAGTAGCCCTGGAGTGGTGAATATCTCTTGAACCTTGCCGATGATCCTCACGTGGGCATCCGAGTCCACTTCGTCCAGGCGCAAACCCCGGTAAAGGTCTTGGATGTCCCGTTGCATGTCGCTCAGGTCTAATACTTGCTACTCCGCCTAAGACATCAATGGCCCGCTGGACCCACCACCACTCCAACCCAACCGGGAAGGGATAGGGCCACCCAGCGGGCCAGTGCCACCATTCGCAGTGGATGATTATTGCCTTCTAACGTTCCCAGAGTCCTATTTCCACTTCGTAAGAAGCTGCCGCTGATTGGGAGGCCCGCCACAGCACCAACTTGTAGAACTGCTGTGGCGCAATAATCACAGGGGGGCAAGCGATGACACGTTCAAGCTCAGTGGTACCTCCAAGCACGGCGGAAGACCCGTTGGCGTCCGCACCAAAGTTGAAAATTATCACGTCGCCAACCACAGGTATCACGGTACGCACCCGCTGATGATGTACCTGACGCTCGGCTGACCCAGCAACGGCTACGACGGCCCCAACTTTGGAAAGCAACAACCCTGACTGCTCATTCAAGCCCCCGTTAGGGTTGCTGGTCGTCAAATCTGCGCCACCGGATGTATAGGTGCTGGAGGTGGCCAGTAACCCCGTGGCATAGTTCAGCGTCCCGGCCGTACCAGCCGCCGTGACAACCAACTTGATATAATCGAGCATCACTTGTTTGGCGGCACCGGCCTGGAGCATGACAAACGGTTTTGTGTTATCCATCGTGGTAGGCGCAGCGTGCCCGGCTACCCCTGTCCCTGGCGTGGCGCTGTAAAGCAATCGGTAGCTACCCTCTTCCACCGACATCCGCCGACTGAATGGCATAACATAATCTTCCCCATACCCGTTGCGGCGCGGTGACTCTGTGTCAACCGTGCCATCAACCAGCCGGGGTTCTGGTAATGCCCGCGATACTGTTCCACTCATGTTTTAAGCTCCTTTAGCTACCGTCCGACCTGGATAACCCGCATCTGTCGGATTTTCATGGTTTGGGCTACGGCTTCGCCGGTTAGGAACTCCAATGAAGGCCGCAAAGCCTCATTATCTGGAATAGTGGCCGTCACTCGGCCAACCTCTACGCCGTCGATGAAGAAATAGACCGCCGTCCCGTTGAAGTAAAACTCCAAAAAGACAAGGGTGTCATCGACCAATGTCCCTTCACTGTCGGATTGGGTCTCGCTGGAATCCTTCTCAGTCACCGTACTGATTCCGGTTCCACCGTCCACGGACTCGAAATAAACCCCGTCCGTCATTCCACCCAGAAGAGCGGTATCCGTGATGCAAAGGCCAGCGATGAAATCGGATTGGGTTACATCGTTAATCTCAAGCTCGATTCCCATGTAGACGATCTGATCGCTTGTCAACTCGAAATTTTCGTCGGCAACTTGCACTGAAATTCCGTCGTTATCGTTGGCCGCAGTCACAAGCTCGGCGGAATAGCCCGCTGTCTTTGACCCAGTTATCTCCGATGTGCCAGCCCCAACTTCCACCATCGTGGCCACAACCCCAGCCGGATCAGTCCCGGTTCCGGCCTGATCTTGAAGGGCCAAATCCCGTATATCCCACTTAATGACGCTGGCTCCCACCGCATCGACTAGCCGCATCCGGTGGGTTTCCCACGTCACCATGGCCCCGTTTCTGTATTCTGACCGTTGTGTTGGCATCCTTTGCTCCTTGGCGTGCCCTTGTTTTTCTAGGCAATCAGGGTCAAGGTATCATGCCCCATGTGTCGAGGCGTGGCGACTGCTACCGCCGAAACGAACAATTCCGATGCGGTGCTGTCTATCTCCAATGTCACCCATGGTTGATCGACCGTCATTTCGTCAGAGTCCATTTCGATTATGACGGTGAAATCCTCATAGCTGGCCGCCGTGAGGGTCAGCCCCGCACCTGCCGCGATGGTGGTCCAGGCACCATACAGATCACCAGTCGCAGTTTTCAACTCCGAGTCGGCCAACCGGTAACGGAACGATTCCTGCGTAGTTTTGGTGCCAGCCGTCGCACCGCTATAGAGGGACATGATGGAGTTAGCCGTCAGTTCGCCAAACTGTACGATTATGGCGAAATGGTTGACCTTGCCACAATGGAAAGAGTCGCCGTCGATACCTGCGGATTGGTGGTCCTGTGGTTCAATCAGGGGAATGATATTAAAGTTTTCCGATAGCATATTGCTCATGGTTATGCCCTCGCTGCCAGGTTTACAAATGGGCTAGTCGTATTCGTGCCCTTGAAGGGCGTCAGCGCCTCTTTCCACAGACCTCCACCATCACAGCGGTAGGTGGCCCGGAAGGCCATTTCGTCGGTGGTGAAACGCACGTGGAGCGATTGTGCCTGTTGCACTCCGCCCCGGTCAATAAAGGCGTACTGGCTCAGGTCAGCCAAAACAATATCGTCCAGTGTGCCCAAGGTGGAAGCGTATTCGGTAGTCACGACCGGGCGACCCTTGATGGTCAGAACACCAGAGGGCGAGTAGGCCACAAAGTAAGGCTCGACCCCGCCAGTCCCGATAAGTTTGGCTAGGTCATCCAATGCGGGTTCAACATCCATGTTGATATACCAAGCCGCGTTCGCCCGACTCCGTGGGTCCAGCCGTGCCCACATCTTTTTGAGGTTGTCGTATAGCACGGTGGCCGCACCTTGGGCGGTCTCTTTGTCAACAGTCACAATGGCGGGGGAGTTCGTAAATCCCTGTGGCTTACCTGCGCCGTCGCCCTCAAAAATGGCGTCCTCAACCTTGAACAACAACTCCTCGGCAAAGCCGTTGGTAAAGATGGCCGTCATGGCCGTAACGTGGGAAAGCAGTTCCTCGGTGGCATAACCTAACGCCGCGACCTTGTGAAGTTCCAATGCCAATTGGGCGAAAGTCGGCTGACTAGCCGTGGGGGCACCGCCTTCCGCTACCCAGTAACCCCGTATGCCGCCCCAACGAGACCCATCGGCCCGTGATTTTTCGTCCACCATCGGAAGTTTAATCCCGTTGGCGTCGGCACCAAGGGGGACACGCCGGACCCGCCCAATTAGCTGCCCAACATCGTGCATCTTCTGCATGATCTCGGTGGAAAAGTCGGTTTGAACCAAGAATCCGCCGTCTGAGTCGATGGCTATCCCAGCCCCCTGGGCAGCGGACCGGAACTCTTGCTGGTGGAACTCTGCGACAGCAAGCAGTTTTTCCTTGGCTACTATATCGCCGGTTGCCGCCAATTGGATGGCTTGGAGTTGTTCTCCCAATTCGGCGAACGGCCCCCCGCTGGGAGTGTTGGGCCGGGTGTAAATCGGGTGTCCTGCACCGGCTGGAACCGGAACTGGGTCTGGGTCTGGAGGCCTGATTGCAGCCTGGCTTCGCTCCCGTTCCCTCTGGCGCTCCGCCCGAGCAACGTCATCATTCAGCACTTCGAGCCGGGCCTGAATGGCATCGTCACGCTCTTTTTCCTCAGTGGTCAAGGAACGATCTTCTTCAAGGACTGCCTTGGCCTCGGCAATAATGTCAGCCCTTTCTTGGATTAAAGCTTGGTAGTGGTGGGAATCTAATATGGTGGGCATCTACTCTCCTTATGGAGTCTGCCCAGCACGCCAAAAAGCCGCCGGGCTCGTCCCGATTAAAAATCGAGATTGCCTGGCGGCTTTGTAAGTTCATCGGAACTGACTGAACCGCGCATCCTTGGCTTCTACCGTCAA